GTGAACTCCCCCCTTGCGTCCTGAAGTTACAGGCCGTACCGGGATATGCCGGGTGGGGGGTCTATCTATTAGCTTTGCTGGAATTGCATCTTCTGCAAAGCACTTGCAAGTTGGATCTGATTGTCAGGCCGCCTTCGGCCAATGATTTTATGTGATCAACAGTGAGATCGTGTGTGCTGCCGCATGCGCTGCACCAGGGTTGCTCTTGTCGAAGCGCTTTGCTGAGCTGTCGCCACTGGTAATCGTATCCACGCTGTGTGCGTGTGGGCCGCGTCTTCTCTTTGATCCGTTTGTAGCTGAGATCGCAATCATCGCATCGAGTTGCGCGTGCAATGGTTCCGCAGACTAAGCATGGTCTAGGTAAGGCCATCGTAATCCATGAGGTACTTGATTGCTTGGCCTAATCTTCCCGGCTTGTCCTTGAAGTATCCAAGTCCAACGTTGCAGTTGCTACAAAGGATTCCACGCACTTGATTCGTTTCGTGATTGTGATCGATTACGAATTTCGTTGCACTCTCTTCAACATGGACGCCACAGATAGCGCACGCATCGTTCTGCTCTGTGAGTATTGCCTGGCGATTCTTATTCGCCTTATGAATAATGCTGCGATCAATACTCCTACAATGCTTACATAATTCACGCACTCCATCTGCTCTCCTTCTATCTTTGCAGAAGAAATGCAGTTGTTTGGTTTCTTTGCATCTGGTGCATGTTCTTTCAGTCGGTATCTCCATCGGCGTCGTCATCGTAATCCGATCCGTAAAGGGTAAGCCTATCCTTCTCCGGCAGCGATAGATATGAGTGAAGCGTTGCTGTTACTGCTCGGTTAAGTAATGACTCGATTGCGTCAAATGATAAGTTATTGTCAGTCGTCATCTCTGTGTGAACATCGCCGATGCTTATCGTTATGTTCAACATGTGATTCCCCATTTTGTTTCGGGGATAATTACATCTGCTAGCGCAAGCGTATCAGATTGGATTGACAGTTGCGTCAAATCATGCATCATGATCGTGCCTTGATGATTGCTGCGATGTCATAAAGACTTCCTCTTCTATGGATGTCATTCTTCTTTATCGTTCTATAAACTTCGCGCTCTTTAATTCCTAGCCACATCGCAATCGCTTCAACATCAAGATAGAAGGTTTTGCTCGGGTTACTCATTGCCAATGCTATCAAGCGAAGCACCGTCCATTGTTGCTTGCATCCGAAGCAGGCGACTTCGGCTGTTAAGTTATCGGCATCAATCACGACGTACTTGCTGCACTCATCGCTTGGACATGGAATCCGCCGGGGCTGTTCGGAGAAGCGCTTTGCAGCTGCTCTTCCTTTGGCATGGATGATCTGGATTTCGTGAGCGAAGTCTGCCGCCCAGTCTTGTTCAAGTGACCAGTTGATGTGGGCCAAGTGAAAGGTTGCGCTCGCCAAGACTTCGCCTTCAATGGTTGGTTCTTTGTTTACCATCGCCGGAGGTGTCAGCCCTCTTGCGTATCTGATCGTGGTCTCCCATACGTGAAGGGTTCGAAGTAGTTCGGTTGCCATCGTGAAATCCAAAGCGGCCACGTTAATTCCAATGCTTCGCTCGGTGCTGGCTGCTCCTGATCCTGTCCGGGAAGGTTGAAGGAATTGCTTGGCTTCTTTGTGCAGCTGTGGAAGTTCTGCAATCTGGTTGCGGACTTTCGTTGCGCACCGGTTGCAGGATCCTGGTCGCTCGGTCTTCTTTGCGCAGATTGTGCAGTCCATCAGAACGGTATCCCTTCGTGCTCAAGCTGTGGTTTCTTCCTTCTGTTCCAATAATCCGGGATCTCATCGGCGTCCGGTTCTTGGCCCTTGAGTCTGAATATCTCCATCGTCTTGCTGCAACTGTGGCTGGCCAGAATCAGTGGCTGCTTGTCCTGGCTTCTCTGGATTGCGTTCAGCGATCGCAGATCGGCTTCGAATGATACGGCCGTCTTATGTAGTTCGAATGTTCGGCTGCCCTGGATTCGTTTGATGATCTCTTCTCGAATGGTCAACGTTGCCGAGTCGAGTCTGATCTGAAATCCGACGGTGAAGCCTTGCCAGATAAGTTTTCCACAGGCTGCGCAAAAGATGGGGATAAAGTTTGAATTCATCATTTATTCTGTTCCTGTGGCTGCTGTTCCACTGTTCCGCGTTCCCCCTTATAGGGGGGGAACAGCGGAACAGTTTGGTCGCTCTTGCCGAGGTGTTCTGCGGAACGGTGCGGAACAGTGCGGAACGGCGGAACGGTTAAGTTATCCACAGGCTGTTTACTCCGCTTCCCATGCATTGACGTCGCCGATCATGAATTGATTCTTGAATTTGTAGAGATGCTTCTGCCCTTGTTTCCTAAATTCGACAAAGCCGCCGGCGATGAGCTGCTCCAAAGCCTGTCCTAGTTCCTGATTGCCGATCTCGATTCCTTCTTGCCGCAGGCCTTTGCGGATGTCGTTCTGGCCCATCTCGGTTCCGGTCTTTTCAAAGAAGTTCGATAGTTCCTGAAGCTTCTGCTCCTTCGTCGTTACGACAATTGTGCCGCCGCTAATTGTGACGGTGATCGTGCCGTCCTTGTTGCTCTTCAAGTTTGCGACGCCGAGGTCTTTGGCGTCCTGGCAGATGGCGCGGACGAATCCTGGCCGGTCTTTGGTTACTTTCAGATTCAGGCAACCGTCAAGGCCCCTGCCGAATGGCATCGCCACGTCGACTGCTATCGCGACGCCGTCGATGTCTGCTCTCTTTGCCTGTGCTCCGATGGCGTAATTGCCCCGGGTGTCTTTGCTCTTGGTCACATGATCAATCGTCAAGATGGCCGCGTTCTCCATCCGAAGTGGGCGAAGGATGAGCTGCGAGAAAGTCGTCGCGTCTTTGTTCTTTTCAAGGTCGAGGCCGAGCAGGTTCATCGCTGCGTTGACGCCGTCGATTACGATCAAGGATGGTTTGTGGATCTGGATCTCACTTTGAATAACTTCAACGATGCCCCTGGTGATTCCTTCGTCCGGGTTTGCGTATCTGAAATGGCGCAGGCCTTCGGTTGCAACCCCCATCGTCTTGAGGCGTCCTTTGATTCCGCGAGCGCTATCTTCGAAGTCCAAATAAAAGACGCAGTTCTTCTTTGCTAATTCTTGACGCACCGCTTCGATAGCGATCCAAGTCTTGCCGCTTTCGCTCTCTCCAAAGATTGCGTTGATCTTGTTTGCATAAAGGATGTGGTTTCCATCTTCGCGCTTGAGAATGGATGGCCCTGGTTCATCTTCTAGAACCATGTCGGTGATGTCCTGTGGGATCCACGAGCTTGTTGCGATCTCTTCGTTCTCGTCGTGAAGCTGCACGTGGCTTGGATTGTGCGATTCGATCTGTTGCCAATCGGTGCGCAGTTCGGTCTTTGCTCCGAAGCCCTGTGATCGCAAATGTGAAGCTGCTGCTTTGAAGTCGCCCTTATGTTCTATCTGGGTATAGGCGGCAAATTTTGAGTAGCTGCTCTGCGCTTCAAATATTGTCGAGGTGCTGAAAACGAAGAGTTTGCCGTTGCCGTTGAAGTTTGTCGTCGCCGATATGCCTTCGGACTTGCCGGGACGTCGCCAGGCTGTGGATTCGCCTTTGCTATAAACCTTCGTCCATCCGAGTGGTTCGAGAATGCTCTCCCAGGTGACGGTGTCGTTATAAGCATCGCCTGGTGTTTCGACGCCGTCCTTGCGTGGCTTTGTCTCTTCTTCGATCCATTCGGCCTTTGGCACTTCGTCGTAAAGAGCAAAGTATTGATGGATAATCTGGCGCTCTGCGATCGTAAAGGTTGGAATTGTTTCAATGGATCCTGCCGAGATCTGCCAGGGGTTGCCGGAAGGATGGCACTTGCCACCCGATGGCGCTGTGATCACGAAGCCGCCTTCGCCACGTGTTTCTGCCAAACATCCGCCGTCTTCGCCGGCTGCCTGTGCGATCTTCGTGTTGCCTGCAACTTTGCCATCGCTGATCCGGTAGAGCCAGTGAATACCGCCCGATGGCGTCGTCTCCATGTATCCGTTGACAAGCTTCGTCCAAAGGTGGCCATGCTCGCTGCTTTCAAATATCTGGCGCAGTTCAATGTGAAGTTTCTTCGCGACGGCTCTGCCTTCAAGTTCTAACATTTCAAGGTTGCCTGATACAGATCCGCAAATGATGCCGACGCCGTCTTGCTTCTTTCCAAACCATCCCATCAATTCTTCGGGTGTCGGTAGGCGCTTCTGGTAAGTCGTCCAGGCTGGCAATCCGGGGCGTTTGGATCCGTCTGCCGCTACTGGAACGGCGCAGATTCCTGCGGCTGCAAATCGCAGAGCTGTGGTCAGAATTTCATTGCTCATTGGTCGCCCCCTAGTGTGTTGCTTGAATAAATCTTTGAATAATCCATTCCACCACCGGCACTGCTACCGCGTTGCCGAGTTGCTTGTATCGGTGGCTATCTGCTTGTCCTTCTGTCCATCCATCTGGAAATCCTTGCAGGCGCTCGCATTCAACTGGTGTAAGTCTTCGAACGGTTGAATTCTTCATCATTCCCATTCCGCCGGGTGAGGATCCCATCGTCGGTGAAACTTCGCCACTTGTCGGGGTTTGTGTTAGATGAAATGCCACCGCATGAGGTGAAGTCGTATCCAAAGTGAACATTGGATCTTCTTCGTTTCCGTATCCTTTGCCTTGTGGCCCCGATGTGTCTTTGCGGCCAATGACGGTATTTTGTATTGCGTGAACCATCGGCGTGTTGCCACCGCCTGTTCCCATCGTCGCGGCGAGTGTGTTGATCACGTCGCCCTGAATTCGCACGTCTTGATGGCTCTTTGCGTAGAAGAATGTCGGATCTACATTGAGAACCGTTGCGTGGCTTTCGCCATTGTTATCCATGATGTTGAGCGTCGGTGCAATGTCTCGCTCTGCCCATACCTCTGCTGGCAGTGATCCATCTTCTGCTCTGGCTCCTGATCGTATGATCTTGACGAATGGTTGAATAACTAGATCGGTTGCATCTTTGTAATCTCTGGCTTTCAGTGCTCCAGATATCTCATCCATTTGATAATCCCCGAAGCCCTGCATTCGTGCGACTTCTTGATACGTCATTGTGTCATGCGCACGTCGTGCGTTAAGTGTGGGACTTACTGATTCTTTTGGGAAGTCGTAGAGTTCAAAGTTTCCTGCTCGACTATCGTCTGTAATGCCATCGCTAACGCTTGCGGCAACTTCTTTCCTCTTCGTGTTGCTCTGTTCAGAATACCTTGCGCTGCTCTCGGCGATAGCGAGTATTTCCGCAGGTGTTCTCCAGTCGTTTCCAAGATGGCCGATAATGAAGACTCGACGGCGTCTTTGGGCGACTCCGAAGTGTTGAGCGTCAAGCACACGCCATGCGAGGCTATACCCGCGCTCTTCCAGCGCTCTGATAACGGTTCCCATATCTCGTCCTTCGTTAGATGAGAGAAGTCCAGGGACGTTTTCGAGAATAAAGTTCTGCGCTTTGGTTTCGTCAAGGAGTCTACAAATCTCCCAGAATAATCCTGATCGTGATCCAATGAGTCCTGCTCTTCTGCCTGCAACGGACAGATCTTGGCATGGAAATCCGCCAGTGATGATTCCGTTTGCTGGATCAAATCCTGCATTGATGAGCTGTTCACCTGTTACCCCCGTAATGTCTCCGTATAGTTTTGAGTTTGGAAATCGCCGGGCTAGAACGCTTTGTGCGTGCTTATCCCATTCGACTGTTGCTACTACATTGATTCCTGCTCTTTCCATCGCAAGATCAAATCCACCGATGCCTGCAAATAGCGAGACGCCAGTTTTTATCATTGATTTCCCCCTTGTTTATTCTTGCGTGCGTGTGATCGGAGTCGAACCGATCCGTTTCCCCTACGGCCGCCTGGCCCACGCGCCTTCCCCGAGTGAAGCCCCACCCGAGAATGGTTACCTTATGCTGGCTTTGCTCCAAGTTGTGCAAGGAGCGCGACAATTTCTGGCGTTAATCCATCGGCTGTGACCACTTGCTTTGGTTCTGAAGCTGCCGGCGATGCCGCTTGCTTCGCTCCGGCTGTGCCTACGAAGGCGTTTGCCTTTGCCAAGTCTGCCGGGTTGCTAGTTGCGTCGATTAGGATCCAGGGCGCTGATTTTCCTGGCTTTGCTGTTCCCTGTCCGATGCGTGCTAGAACCTTCTGGCCGACTTTGTTCTTTAGCGCGTTCTTGAGTGCAACGTTGAAGAATAGAAGCCCTGCGTGCATTTCCCCGGTGTCGAGGTTTGTCACGTTGACTTCAATCGCATCTGTTTCGCCATGCACTGTGTTGATGCTTTGTTTGTATTCGGTTGGTTCAATGATCAGCAATTGATTTGCGAGATCCGCGACCTTTGGCTGGTCGCCGCCTGTTGCTAGTTCAGAGAAGTTCATTCTCTTTCCCCCTTTGTCTTGGTATTGCTTGTTTGTTGGGTTTCCAACTCTGACTCGATCATCTCTTTCTTGATGTCGTTTATTGTTTTCTCAACTGGGAAGTTGATCGTTACATCTTCCGCCTTTAAGAATTCGATGCGTTCCGGTGTCTCAAGTGATCCAGTTTGAATCATCTTCAATGGCACATCAGTTTGTTGCCGCCAGATGTCTCCGTTGATGTTCATCAGCCATCTCATGGAGTTGTATCTCCGTTGCAGGCCTTTGCTAAGTCTGTGCTGAAGGGTTGGAAGTATGGGCAGTAATTGCAAAGCCGATCGGGGCTTGCTGGTATCAGTTGCCAAAGTTCCGGGCTGTTCTCGACATCAACGGTTGCAAGTAATCCGTAGACGGTGTCGAGTCTGGCGAGTGCTTGAATTGCGATCGCTTCGTCGTAATCGTGAAGCGCGACGTGCATGTCGTCAAGAGTTCCGGAAGTGGGAAGGTAAACAAGGGCGACTTGCTTTACTTCAATCCCTTCTTGCGCTTTGCCATATCCGTAAAGCTGGACTTGCGTGAGTTGCTGATCGGTCGCGCCTTCCTTGCGTCGCTTATCGAGCTGCGTCGCGTTTGTGGTCTTCCAATCCATAACAATGCCGCGCCGCTTGTCGAATAAGTCCACTGTGCCAGTGAGATTGGCTCGAATGGTGACCTTCTGCTCAACTTCGTAATCTTCAAGTTTGCCGAAGATTTCCGCCAGGTGCGCATGGATCGCTGTGCCGACTTGCGCCGCCCAGTTTCCGCCGCCCGGGATCTCGTTTGCTTTATCCCAATCGAGCAGTTTGTAAGCGATGCGTCTGGTGCATGCGTGTCCGATCTCAGATGGGCCGATGTAGACCTGCTTTGATCTCGGTGTCCATGTGCCTGCCTTTGTGATGATTGCTGCCAATTCATCGCCGAGGGCTTTGCCTGGTGCGTGCGGTGATACGAACATCTAGTCGTCGTCCTCTTCGTCGTCTTCGTAAGGCGTGAAGATTGGATCTTCAATGATGCCGGGGTTTGGGATAATCGTAGGCAGGCTCATTCTTGCTCCACGATCGTGAAACGCCTAGAAACTGAAATCGTTTCAAGGGCTTCAATAACTTGCTCGGGAAGGATTTCCCTAGCTCGCTTTGTGTCGAAGCGTTTGCTCTCGACTCGAGTCCAACGGATCACCGGGCGATTCTGGTACATCGCAAGTTCGGCATCTCCCATCGCTGCTTCAAGGTGCGAGCGTGCTATGTCTGCGATCTCGCCCCACTTCTTTGCTTCTGCCTGCGCTTCTTTGTACTGGCGCAACCATTGGCCCACTCCGTCATCAAAATCAACGACGCCATGTTCTATTTCAATTGTCATGCATTCCCCCTAATACCAGCCGTAGCCGGTCTTTGTTTTCTTCTCTTGCCAATGTGACCAAGCTGCGCAGGGGCCGCCGGATCCGTATCGTCTGCCGATATATGCCAGGGCTGCGATTGTTTGGCTCACTTTGGATTCCGGGTGTCGCATCCCTAGATTTTTGTATGTGCCGGCAAGGAGTTGCCCTACGCCCTTTGCAGAGCTTTCGGGGTTATTGACGGATTGCCACGCGCTCTCCTTGCCGATTAATTGCGCGAAGCATTTGTATTGCTGTGGCTCCAGCAATTCTCGGGCGAGCGCTTTTGGATCGATGTCTTGCATCGCTGTCCGAGGCTCGTAAACCACCGGGTTTGCCGGGGTCGGTGTAAAGATGCCGGCCGCTATCGTGCTTGTCACCGTTGTAATTCCAATGATGAAGATAAATCGGCGGACTGAGTATTTCTGATCTGGTTTGATTGGTCTTCTCGCTTTCTCGCCTTGTTTGCTTCAGCGAAGATCCGATATACTTGGGTCACTCTGATGCCTACTTTTCTGGCGATTTCGTCTGTTGAGATTCCTTGATTGCGTAGCTTGATGATGTGCTTTTGGCGCTCCTTCTTCTGATCGCGTTTCAAGTTCTGGCCCCTCTCGGACGGTGTCTTACCGCCCCAGATGCCATGTGGTATCTCTTCTTTGATGGCGTATGCCAAGCATTCCTTTCTTTCAATACAACCGGCGCATATTCTGCGAAGGTTTGGGAGGCGCTCTGCCTCTTGTACTTTCCCTTCCGGGAAGAAATAATCGGGATCGCCAATTTCGGCGCATGCGGCTCTCTCAAAGAGCTGCACAAGTGGGAGATGTTGCGTCGTGTTAATCATGGCGCTGCACCCATTGCTCTAAATTTTCAACAACCCAGGCCTTCTCAATTCCTGCATTGCGTCTCTTTATTATGACGTATGCCGGCGGAGTTTGCTCTAGCCCTCTGACCTTTGCATAATTGTTTGCTTCTGTTGTTGCTTCTTCCCAGAACGCCGGGAGTGAGATGTTCTTTCGATTCTTTAATTCCAGAATGTATGTCTTGCCTGCAACGATCGCAACGATGTCGCCTTCGTCTTTGCTGCCGGCTTTAGTCAATCGTTCAGCGATCGCGCCAACGGAACGCAGCCATCTCATCACATCTGTTTCAAAGAGTGCGCCTTTGCGTCCGTTTGGATTTGCCATTTACTTTACAATTTCCAATCGTGGAGCTGGTGTTTCTTTCATTGCTCTGACTGTAATCAGGATTTGTTCTGCCAAATTGAGGGCTTCATCCTGGCTCATGTTTGCAAGGAGTAAAACTGTCGGATCTAGTTTGTTGCGATGTTTGGAATATCTGTCGAAGCCTTGTTCTGTTTTTAGATTCTCCATCTTTCCGTAAATGGCCAAGTCTGCAATGTAGTCCGGATGTACTTCGTTGCCGGTTTCTTCTATCAAATCAAGGACGGCATCTTGTTCTTCTAAATAAATTGCCAGGCGTCCTTCGTTGCCATGTACTGAGAATAAAGCATCGCGGTATTTCATTTGCGGATTGCCTTTGTAATCTTCTGCTGTTTGGTTTCGTATTGCATTGCTTCACGGATCTGTTCTTCGAGTGGATCATTTTCCCATCGCAAGAATAATGCGGTGATGATCGCGGTCGCTGCGATCCATGCCCCGATGATGAGCTGTATTTCCATTGGTTCCCCCTGATCTTGTGGCGCTGTGCCTTGTTGCTGCCAATTGTGGGGGCTGTTCCTTAATTCTGGGATCCGCCACGCCGTTGCTCCGCCGGGGCGCTGGCGCTCACGCTCATTTTGCCTTGCCTGTGTATAAAACTCACAGGAAACTCACAGGAATTAGGCGTGTCTTTGTCTGGTCATTTGTCTTGACGTATGCAAAGATTCTCTTATCGGCAAAGAGCGAATGTCTCAGCCGGTGGGGGGTAATAAAATGTCAGTTCTTACTTTGCAAGATGTGATCATCGAAGCTGCTACCGAGCTTGCGATCTCTGGTTTCTCTGATGTTCCTGTTGAGAATAACTGGGACGGTGTCGATCTATTTGCATCTGGTTTCTTTGAATCAATTCCAGCATCTCGCGGTGTTTTAATGATTGACGGAGTTCGCTTTGCAATTGAAGACAATGTTCTTCATATGTATAAGTTTGAATGCTTCGGTCTTGCTGCAACCATTTCATTCAAGGGTCAGATGGTTTCTTCTTCTGTACTCGTTGCGATTGCGAAGGAGTGGCTCTAATGAAAATCTCCAACACAAAGGTTGCCGGCTTACCAGATTGCGTTGCCTGCGATGGTCGCTGGCAGGCGATCTTCAAGCGCCAATATCAACATTCAAATGGCGAGCGCTACTGGATGGATATCTGTGTCTTCTGTCTTCCAAAGCATTCAGAATTTGAGGTGAAGTAAATGCCGGCAGTCGAGTTTTATTGCATTTTCTGTGATGCTCGCGTTACAAACGGATCGCACTGCGTTCCTTGCTTGGAATATAAAGGCGTCGTTACTCTGGCTGAATATATTCAGATAAACGGTCACTATCCAAAATCGATTAAGGGGTAAATAAATGGGTGCAATGAAGTCTTTACTTATGGATATTAGCGATGGGATGGAGCTGGCTGGTCGCAATCTTGTCGATGCGGCCCAGGCTCAGGATCCTGAATTGATGCAGGCGGTCATGGTGAATGTCTTGTCTGCTCTTCCTTCATATCTAGCTGCATTGAGAGGCGAATAATGAAGATGAATCCGAAGTTTGTGCGCCGACGCCGCGCAGTGGCGATCGTGATCGGCTTGCTCCTGCTGAGCCTGTTCACCTATGCCACTCGCGATGTCTGCTGGACTGGCTCTGGTTACGGATCCTGCTCGGTCATGATTGACGAGGTGATCTCCAGTGGCCGTTAAGAAGATGCGTTCTGTCCGGGTGTCCGATTCCCTGTGGGCTGCCGTCAAAGCTAAGGCTGCCGCCGATGAGAAATCGGTCAGCGAAGTGATCGTGGATGCTCTGAAAGCCTACATCCGATGAGCTGGTGGAATCTGGCCATCGCCCCTGTTGCCGGGATCCTGGCGCTCGCTTATGGCCGACGGATCTGGTTCTGGTTCGCCTTTGGTTTATTCTTCGGCCTGTGGTCTTTCCTGATCATGCTGCTGCCAAAGAAAGAGCTGCGCGTTCCTACTCTTCCCGGTTGGTTCCTTGTTTATTGGGGCAATCGGGTCATTGCGAAGGAAATGCGATCTATCCGGGATCCATCCGATCTCCAATAGCAAGAAATACCCCCCACCGCCTGTTTCCTGGCTGTGAGGGGTATTTTTATGCCTTGAGCGCCCTAGCGATTCCTTCTTCTAGGCTGATCTTTGGCTCATAAATCTGAAGCATCTTCGTGGGGTCGCCGACTCTGTATTCGACTCCGCTTGGCTTGCCTGGGTGTTTCCTGATCGGGGCCAGGTATCCCTGCGCCAACATGATCATCTCTGCGAGCTGGATGAATGAAACCGGTCGCCCGGTGCAAAGGTTCAAAGTTTGGATGTCGTTTGTGATCGCTGAAAATGTTCCTGCAATGACGTCGTCGATGTGAATAAAGTCGCGGACTTGCTCGCCGGTTCCCCATATGTCGAACGGATCCTGTTTGGCTTTGCCGCGTGCAATCAACGATGGGAATGGGTAGTCGAGGTCTTGGTCGCTGCCGTATCCGCTAAATGGGCGCAGGACGTGGACTTTGATGCCTTCTGCTCTGGCGTAACGGGCCAAAGTTTCGCCGGTTAATTTTGCCCATCCATAACTCAAGTCTGGGGTGCGAATGTGGTCGAGATTGATATCGCTCTCTCGAAGGCGTTGCTTGTAGGCGCTCTTCTGCAAATAAATCGGGTAAGCCGCCGAGCTGCTGTAATAAACGAGATGCTTTGGCTTGGTTCTTACGGCCCACTGGAATATGTCGCTGTCGATCGCGAGGTCGCTGGCAACGGCCAAAGGGTTGCCTTCAATCGTGGCTCTGCCCCCGACGATCGCGGCGAGGTGAATAACGACGTCGTATCTGCTGTCGTCCTTCTTGAAGAAATCCCTGCAATCGATGCCGTTTGCAATGTCGATGCCGGTGATCTCATGGCCTTTGTCATTGAGCGCTCTGTGAAAGGCGCGGCCAACGAAGCCGGCGTCTCCGGTTATTAAAATCTTCATATGAGCCATTCTGCCAGATATCTGTCGCTTCCTGATTCGGCCTTTGCGATTGCTTGGTCGCTGCTGAAATGGAAGCGATCGTCTGCTTCAAGGGCTGCACCGATGTGGTGCAAGGTTGCCTTCTTTGCGATCGGGAATGCTCGGCGCTTGCTCTGGCCTTCTGTGGGGGTTTCGTATGTCTCATCGTGGATCAGGGCGCTGTCTTTGATCTGTGGCCAAAGTTCAGCCGCCAGCCAGTCCTGATCCTGCGTGTAATAATTTTGACCTTCTGCGATTGCTAAATCCGCCGGGATTGCCTTTGTACGAGATGCAAACATGCCGGCGCTGATCTGGTAATTGTGGCCTGTGGGGTGGTCTTTCATAATGTGGAAATCAAGGCCGCTTGCTAGAAACTCTTCGTGGGCGATCCGTTCTCGGTGCGTCAGCCTGGCGTCTGCATCGCGGCTGAGAACAACGTCAAATTCTGGATCTGTTAAAGCCTGAAATCTCCAGAGTTTGGCTCTGTGATCTTCTGGCCCATCCTGCTCTTCGAGCTGCACGTGGGGGAAGAGGCGAAGGGTTTGTTTGATGAATTCCGGGACGCTGGCTCCGGTGTAAAAGCGAAGCGTGAATCCTTTGAAGTGCCTTGTTGCCAGAATTGCGTTCTTGATCGCACCAATCGTGTATCGCTCTTCTCTGCCGTATAAGGAGTATGCGATGAGCTGCTTCATGGCCTTAGTTTGCGCTTGAGTAATTCGTAGGCTTCGCTTTGAATGTAGTTCTGGTAAGCGAGGGCGTCGAATGCGTAGATTTCGGTTGCGTTGACTTCCTTGTATCCCTCATCCCATTCCGCTTTGCCGGCGACTGGGTGCATGTGTTCAACGATAACGTCATCGAGATAAGTCAGCGCCCCTAAATCTTCGCCTAGTTTCTTCCAGAAGTTATCAAGGTATAAATGCTTCATCTTTGGCGGAACCATTCCGTCGAGCGCTTTGACGATGTCGCTCGTCATCGTGATCATGGTTGGAAGTCGTTTGCCTTGTAGCAAGTCGTTGCCGTAGGCCATTGACGGCCGCTTCGCCATCGCCTGGATAAGAAGTGAATCCCACCCGGCTGTGCGTGGGCGATGGTCATCGCCGAGGAAGGCGAAGTATTTATATTCGCCCTTCTTTACGATGGCGCTCGCTGCCTTGTTTATTGGGTAAGCCATGCCCCGGGTTTCATTCTCAATCGTCATGCATTTGTCTTTGCCGACTTTGAGTTCGTATTGATCGTGCTCTGGATCGTTTGCGTCAATAACGAAGAGGATGTCTGAATGTGTAGAAAGTTTGTCATGCTCTGCGAGCAATTCGACTGCGTTGCTCGGGCGTCCTCTGGTTGGTACGAGGATAATCATTTCCTTCATTTGTCTGTCGCAATCTCGCCGGCAATTGCTGCGTATGCCGCTAAATCTACGAAGGAGTCTTCTGTCTCTGTCTCCATCAAACGTGCGATTTTAACTAGCGCCATGCATATGGCCACTTGCTGTGGGGTTATCTGGTGCTCGAGATATGTCGTCCATAAATCTGCAATTCTTACGTGATTGGTTCTTGGATCGCCGTAGATGTTCTGGCGGTCTTTGGCTGTGAGTCGAGCTGCTTCTTGAAGAATATCCCCCCGATTCATCAACTACTTTGCTCCGCGTCCGAAGTCGGTTGCTTTAGGATCGATGGCCTTCAAGATTGGGCCTGCTATTGCTGCGATTCCTGCTGCAAGGTATTCCTTGATCGGGCGATTGGGATCTGCAAGATAAAGAGCTGCGATTGCTGCTGCTCCTGCTCGCAGGTAGGTCATGATGATGGCTTCGAGTTTCTTCTTATCCATTTGTAATCTCCTTAAATTTAGGGCGGCCAAATCCTACGATAAATACTGGCAGTGATGGTTGAACCTTGCTGCGATTTTTCTTCTTGAATGCTCGAATCTTCTTGCAGACTTCGCCGCCGTTGCGCTGGTCGCCCTTCTTATCCGGGCTGGTGTTGCCTTCTATTGTCGTTACTGTGCCGTTGCCGTTATTGCTGATCACGATTCCAACGTGTGAAATGCGATCGAGCGCGTCTCCTGGAAAGTCAAAGAAGACGATATCTCCTGGCTGTGGATCTGCTTGCTCTGCAATTGTCCAGGCGTTCTTGTCCATGAATGCTGTGGCCCCTGCTGGCGTGTATGTGCAGTTTGGGATCTTGATTCCGGCTTGCTTTGCGCACCAGTTTACGAATGCTCCGCACCAGGCTTGCTTTGGCTTCTGGTATTTTGTTTGGTTATCTTGAGGCCCTTCGATGTATCCGAGTTCGGATTGTGCTACATCTAGAAACTTCTCCAGTTGGTTCATTTCCTGCCCCCTCTTGGTTTGTTATTTTCCAAGAGTAGGCTATAAATCTCGTCCACTCTGGTTTCGACTCTGGAAATTCTATCGCTTACCGAGCTGCCGCCATTGGGTTTTAATTCGGCCAGATAATGCTTGACGAGCCATCTGGTTATCGCGATAAAGGCTCCGGCGATTGTAAGAATTGAAACGGCCAGAGCTGCGTAATCCTGCGCGGTCATTTACCGATCGCCATCACTTGCATGGTGACTGTGCCTGTGCTGGTGATTGCCCAGAGTCCGTTTGCCTTGTTATCAATCGTGATCTTGTCGCCGTTATCCATCTTGTATCCGGTGCTCGTCGTTACATCGCTGTTTCCAATGAAGCACGTGCCGCTTGAGCTGTGTAAATAGACCATCTCGGCTTCGGCCGTCGCGTCAACGAGGGCCGTTGCTGCTGTGGTTACGGTGACTTGTCGGGTGCTGATTCCCACTCTTCTCTCCTGGTTTCTTCTTAGATCCCCGATGCTTCTACTTCGTCGACGGCGTCATCAATCGTCCGGGTTGGTTCCCGGGTGCAGTCGCCGTCTTTGTATCCCATTAATAAATTATCCGAGTAGGAGCTTCGCTTGCTCTTCGGTGATTCCTAACTGTGCGAGAAGTGCTGCACGATCGGCTTTGCGGCCGGCATTCTCATCGATGGCTACGTGAACCGCAATACCGGCTTCTAATTCTGATTCGGTTAAATCGGAATTTTCCGATGGAAGAACAAGCTTCTTCTTCGGATCGTTGAAATCTCCAATGAGTCCTTTGCCACCTAACTCTTGATCTAACTGTCCAAGATTTATTTCTTTTGATGTGATTGCCATAATTAAGACCCCAAGTCGATTACTGTAATTTGACGATTTGAAAATGTACCTGTTCCGCTAGCAATTTTGAATAGCATTGTGAACGTGTTACTTCCTGCGGTTACTGTTTGATAAGAAACATAAGAAGCGGCAAGTGCCTGTGATTCTCCAGCATTGTCCGCGCCTGAGAAAATTGCCCAAGTATCAGAAGCCGCTATTGTTGTTGCCCCACTTACTGAATAACTAACTCGCCTTTCACCAGTGTTAGAATTTCCAATTGCAGAACTAATTATTACTAATACTTTTGTGCCAGTTGTTAAAGTTACCGATTGAGCAGTTGCTAAAGCGGCATAACTTGCTGAAGTAGTTGTTTGTGATGTATCTACACGACTTTGACTTGAAGCAGGAGAAGATGATGCTGGAGTAGCCCATTTGATTCCAGTAGCGGCTGTTGAGTCAGCAGTAAGTACTGTGTTATTCGCTCCAACGCCAAGTCTGGCAAATGCAGCTGATCCAGTAGCTGGAGTCAAATCTCCTTTAGTAGTCAATGCTGTTGCCATTGAATTTGTGACTGTTACATCGCCGGATGTTCCACCGCCTGAGATACCAGTGCCGGCAGTTACACCAGTGATGTCTCCAGATGCTGGTGTTGCAAACTGAAAGAAGACGGCTGCGCTAGCGCTGATAAAATAGAGAACCCCACCCTGATATTGTGCAAGGACAAGGGATCCAGATGTATTTACTGTGGCGGTTCCTGCTGTGATTGTGCAGACTCCTGCGCCTTGATTGTAAATAGTAACGATATCGCCTGCTGAAAATAATGATGTGTTCACTGTGATCGTAGTTGCGCCTGCATTTGACATTGCGACGGTTGTGCCTGCATCGGCTGCGACGAGTGTATAACTGATTGTCTTTGCGGTTGCATTTCCACCGAGCATTGCTGTCTGTTGCAACGATGTCATCTGCGCTGCGGTGAGCACCTGGCCCGTCGTAAAGGTCTGTTTTGCCATATCTTCTCCTTGTTTAGTAGCTTAGAACGCCGGCGGTGTCTAAGACTCCCTGTGTTGTACTGTTTAGAATAAATGCCTGAATAATCGGTTCGCTGGTGAGTATCTTAGTATTAAATGTTGTCCTTGTTATGTCGTGTTGCACGCCTTGTACAAATAATTCCCTAGTGATTGATGTTGATCCGGGCATGGCCTTTGTCACGTTAACCAGATCAAATATTTCCAGTTCAAGCCCTGCAATGTTTCTGGCGACTTCTCCATCGTCTACTAGGTTTAAAGTCATTGAGTCAATGCGAAGTGTTGCATCTTTGCGTGCGGCGAGGATCATCGTTGCCTGATCTAGCGATTCTGCATCTGTCTCAACAAGAATTCCGGTTCTGGCTCCTGAATGCTTGAAGTAGTTATCAATGGATGTCTGATCGCTTACCGTCTGATTGGTTCCGTTCAGCCTTTGAACCGAGACGTCATTGACGATCAAGGTGTCATCGAAGGCCAGGTCAATTTGTGCGTATCCGATCTCTGTACCGTCGTCGCTGAAATTTGTCGGTGTCGAGTCTGCTAGTTCGCTTACTGTGGTTCTTGAGTAGAAGGTTGCATCCCCTTCTGCCGATATGAAGAAGCCGCCGAGTTCACTGACTTCTACCGTCTGAATCGCAGAAAGGACTGTTCTGTCTGCCGTTCCCGGATCTGCTTGCATGGCGCTATCGCCAGCGTCGATCGCTCTTTGGGAAATTGGCCAGTCGCTGGCATCAAGAAGTCTTTCAATTCGTGTTCCACTGAGTTGCCCTGCTCCGGTATCTGGCACTGTGGCAATTCCTACGTTATTGAGAAGGCGGAAGCCGTCAACGCAGTTAAGAATCACTCTAGAAACCTCATCGGCTCCGATTGCGAATTGGGTATCGTAACTGGTAATAAATCCTGAAAATAAGTAGTAGCGAATGCCTTCGTAATCTGCAAAGATTCGAATCTTGCGCAGTGGTATGAGTTTGCCGTAGTAGGGGCCTGCCGTATTGGCCGGATTCCAGTCTCCTGTGTCGTCCTTGATCTCAACGACTGCCGTTCCTGCTTCAAATTGATTTAAGATTCGATTTCGTCCTCTGCGAATGGATGATCGCAAGATGATGCTTGAAATGTCGACAATGTCATCGCCGTCTGCAAGTTGGCCTTTGCCTAGTTGCCCTTTGTAGGCATCGTTTAATGTAAAGGCTACGGCGATAAATGCCGGGCCGTTGACGAAGTCAATCTCTGCGCCGAGTTCTGGAATGCCTGCCATCAGAGTTGAATTGCTGTCTTTGTGATCGCCTGGCCATTATTTTGACCCTGGAGAATGGCGTTGCGGATCGCATTGACGAGGTCGCCTTCGGTTGTAACGCTACCGTTTACAACAATGTTGACTGTTGATCCGCCCATCGATCCCATTCGGTTGAGTGGAATCACTGCCTCTGGCCCTGCTTCACCGATCAGCGCTGTTGTCGGACTGGTAACAATGCCGCCCGTTGCCATTTTTGGGATGGATGGAATACTGCCGGGATTAGCGGCTTGATATGCTGCCGCGCCTTGAGCTGCGTAACGAGCACCGGATAAAGCCTCAGCTAAAGGTAAACCTGCTTGAATGCCTTGTTGCAATGATGCATTTGCTATTGAATTTGTAAGCTTATTTGTACCGTCTAAACTTATACCAGCGAGTGCTGCAAGATAAGCGTTAAGAGCTGCTAAGGCTTTCTTCCATGAATCTGCTGCCTGGTTACCTGGTGTAGGCCAAAGATCAGAAGGTGTTACTCCATCTGAAATTTTCTTCGCATAATCTGCAACTTCTTTATTTGTTAGCGACCATTTGTTTGCAAGTTTAGTGATTTCTTCATCTGAAAGTTTGCCGTCATTTAAGGCTGCAAAGAAATCAAGATATAATTCTGCTTGTGCCTTTGTAACTCCCCATTGGGCTGCAAGGGCATCAACTTCCCTTGTTGAAATTTTTCCGTCGTTGACTATAAAGATTGCGCTTGTGTAAGCAACAACGGCTTCTTTGCTAATTCCCCACAAACGAGATAAAAGAAGAATTTCTTCTGTTGAAATTTTAGAATCTGCAACAACGCCGAGCAGATCTGTGTATCGCTTGATTGCATCGTTTGCCTTGAGTTGTGCTTCAAGATTAGCAAGGATGGTCTTGACGCGTTCTGCTTCTTGAATGTTTGCTTGCTTGATAAGATTTAGGCGTGCTGCTTCAAGCTGGATTGGATCTGTTTCTGTAGTTGGTTTAACTCCTAGCTTGCGCAAGGCTGCAAGGGCATTCTGTGTCTGAATAAGTTTGAGATCTGCTGCTGTGAGCGCCTTTGTCTTTCCTAATGTTTTACCCAGGTTGATATTAAGGCCGCCAAGACTCTTCAGGAAGTCATCTGTCGTTGCATTTAATCCATCAAATGAAAATTCTAAATCTTCGCCATTTCCTTCGAGCTTTGTGATCTCACTATTGGCTTTTTTAATTCCAAAATAAAGACCGCCGAGTGTGGCTGTAAATGCGGCAACGCCGGCGGCTGCTGCTGCGACTGAAATTCCGCCGGTGGCTGCTGCCTGTGCTGCGGCTGCGCCGATCGCTGCTGCTCTGATTGCCTGGTAAGCCTTGACCAGTCCTTGTATCGCTGTAACAAATGCAATCACTTTGCTTGCTACGAATGTTGCTGCAAATATGGCCCCAAGTGTTACGAAGATTTCTTTATGCTTTGCTACAAATGCAAATACTTTGAAGATTGCAAATCCAAAGCCGACAATGGCCTTGATTGCCTGTGTCATAACAGCGACGAGTTTGTTTCCATTTTCTTGCAGAAATTTTTGTATTGCTGGAATAACTTTCGTCACCATGACTGTGAATAATTCTTCAAGCACCGGCATCAGCGCTGTGCCTAGTGTTTCTTTGGCTTCGTCGAATGCGATCGCCAAGCGTTTCATTCTAAATTCGAAGGTGTTTGCTCTGGTTGCTGCTGCTCCACCGAATGTCTTTGCGGTCAGTGCAAGAACGGCGTTGAGGTCTTTGCCCTTAACCATCGCATCCGTAATTGGCACGCCGAGATTCTTGAGCGCTTTGTAGTTTCCTTGCAGCGCCTTTGTTACTGCATTCGTTGCTGCGTCAAGGTCAACGCTGCCGCCTGCTGAAACATCAAGGGCCAAGCCTAGAAGTGCCTGCGCATCTGTGACTGATCCGGTTACTGAGGCGAGTTTCGCTAAAGCCGGACGAAGATTATCGTCGACTTCTCCGAATGTTCTTTGAATCCGATCTATCCACGCTTCTGTTGAGGCGATTGCAGAATCTGTTGCTCCTGTGGTGTTCTTGAGCGAATTGGCAAGGAGCGCCTGGGATTTTTCATCTGCGATCGCGGCCTTTACGGAGTCAATTCCTACTTTGATCGCGAATGCTACACTCGCTGCTGCTGCTAGTCCGAATGCCTTGCCAACTTTGCCTGCAAATTTATCGAAACTCTTGCCGAGCTTGTTGATATCTCTGGCTGCTGCCTTGCTGCCCTTATCTGAATATTGGGTAATAATCCGGGCGGTTACTGCGCCTATTGCCATGCTCGGTTATCCCTTCTTATCTTTGTTTAGATTGGCTTGCAGGATCTTCTGTGCGTCGTCCATTGCTGATCTGATATTTGCATAAATCCGGGGGCGATCACGATCAATGACGGCCCATATTCCGCGACTGGCTTTGCGGAAGCGATCATTCAAATTACCGATCATCTTACGTCCGGTTGCCTGCCCTGGTGTCCTGCGTCCTGCAACTTCAAAGATAACGCCAGAGGCGGTCTTGTTGAAGAGTGCGCCTGCGCTGGTGGTGTAATCCGACCGCACGCGGCCTTCTGAGCGAGTTTTAATAATGCCCTGGCGAATTGCTTGCGGATCCCATGCCGGCCATCCTTCGCCACCTCTGGTGCTCCTGCGTGGGTTCTTGGCGGCTGTCGTTCTCCAGCCACTCATTGGCGGCTTGTCTGGTATCTGCTCTTTGGCGTTATTTTCGGCCAGACGCAGCTCGTCGTTGATTACTTTGTTAAGCCGACGAGCTGCATCCTTGTCGAATTTTTTCAAGGCGGCGGTGGTTTCTTTGATGCCGCTAATTACAACGACTTCATTGGCCATGTTTGTTTGCCGCCTTTGCCTTCTCCTTGAGATAGATCACAATCGCTTCAAGGATGCCATCTGGTGCATCGATTAATGAAATTGGATCTATTCCTGTCTCCACAGAAACTGCTGCTATTGAATATGTCAGGCTATCTCTGTGGATTCGGAATTTGGGTCTGTATCTAGTTGCACTCCTTCAAGCGTATCTAAGAATTCCGGGCCGAACGGTTTCACAACTACTCCGTTAGATTTAAGTGCAAGCCATCCGAGATAATAGATATGTTCGAGCTTCTGTTCTTCGCCGATGAGTTTGGCTAGGCCTTTGCCGTACTTCTGTTCGAAGTCGACGATGATGCGTGGACGTAATGAGAACGTTTTTTCCACGCCATCAGTCGTCTTGACTTTGATATTTAATCCATCCATCTTTATTTCCCCCTATTTTCTTTAGGATGTTGCTTTGGTAATTGCGCCGGAGATCGGCCAAGTCACACTCGCTGTTGCTAATTCGCCGACGGATCCATTTAGAGGAGTCCATTCTGAAACTAGCGTAGAAAATGTGTATTGCGGATTTACTGTTGTTGTCGTTCCTGCTACTGGCTTTGCTACTACTGATACTGCTGTTCCCAGTAACGGATAGATTGTTTGCTCAACGCTTGATGTTGCGTAATCCTGGTGGAATTCAAACGTTACAGAGTTATCTGCAAGTCCGGCCACACGTGTCTTTGCTGTGTTACCGAATGCAGTTGTCTCGACAATGTCATATGTTGAATTTAGAGTGATGCTCGCAATGTGGTCACTGAGATCAGTCGTTCCAAATACAACGGATGCGTTTGTTAGTACGATTCTTGCCATTATGCGACCGCCTTAGTGATTGCTCCTGTGATCGGCCAGGTCACGCTAGCTGTGGCCAATTCTCCAACGGATCCGTTTATCGGAGTCCATTCTGAAATTATAGCGGAGAATGTATAACTGGGATTGAACGCGCTGGTAGAAGCGCCGTTTGGCTTTACGATTACTGTTGATGCTGTTCCTAGAAGTGGATAGATTGTCTGTTCCACTTCGCTTGTTGCATAGTCTTGATGGAATTCAAGGGTTACTGAGTTATCTATAAGGCCAGTGACTCTTGTCTTTGCTGCTGTTGATGAGAATGCTGTAGTTTCGACTACGTCGCGTGTGGTGTTTAGTGTTGCTGAAGCGACTCTATCGCTCAGATCCACTCCGCCAACGGAGACGAATGCGTCTGTGAGAACTATGCGAGCCATTATTTAGTCGCTCCTTCTTCTATTTTGATTGTGATGGATGGGATTTGTGGTGCTGTGTTACTTGCTTTGATGTGGTTGCCGGCGATCAGAGTTTCTGCGCTGACTCCTGCATCTTGCAATTCTTCGGCTGTGAGCGTGTCGCCTGTGGTCTTTCCGCAGACTTCCCGGTTTGAGATTATTGTATATGTCATGTCGGTTCCTTATCCGTAGATTGTTAGGCGGTATCGGTACGAGAGAAATGTGTTCGATTGTGAGTCGTATGTTCCGGACTCTGCGCCGATCACTCGCAATGTCTGGCATGTTCCGCCTAGCGTTCTATCTCCCTCTATTGCTGCTTTAATAGATGTTGCCCCTGTTCCTGCTAGGTATGCATCGAGCGCGTCCTGGCCGGCTCGCTCCGAGAAACGCTGGACGATCACATAAATATCAACGTTTGCTTGATCTAATCCCCGGGCGTTATCAATATCAAATGTAAAATCAAGCTGACCCACGATCGCGCATGGCGGCGTTACTGGTTCCGGGATTAATTCGTAAACGCGAAGGCCTGAGATGGTTTGAAGTCTTGTCTTCAATGCGTCGCGCACTTGGCTTGGTTGCATTGGCATTATTTTGCCAGTCCATTGTTCTTGCGGAATGGTCGAAGCAAGGCTTCAACGTCTGCGTCAAGTTTGGCTGTGAGGCGCACTGTGCCTAAGTCCGGGCTTCCTGCGATGCCGAACGGCGACTGGCGGCGTGTGAATAATCGAGCTGCTTGGATCAAGGTTGCCATGTTGATCTCAGCTGGTGTTGCTGTCCATCCCCAGACGCCGGTGATCTTGCATGCCTGTGGCAAGTAATAAGGCCAAACATAGCGGCCGATTGCAAGGATGCGGTTTACTGGCCAGCCGCGCTGTGGGTTATTTACTGGCTCGAGCATGTAATCGCTGGTTGACCAGACGGTATCCCATGTCTGGTTGAAGTTATCGTCTGTGGCCACTTGCGTGATGGAAACGTTATCGTCCATATTCATCGTCCACGGATCTAGCGGCGTGTAATAACGGGCAACTGGTGATCCTGTGGTTCCGTTGCGGTAAAAGAAGCGCCCGGTGTAATCGTCGATCATTCTGCTTGTTGCTGTGATCGCTGCTTCAAGTGGGGTGTCGTCCACGCTATCTGTGATCGCAAGCGATGCCTTCAATTCGGCAAGTGTGCAATAGGCGTTAGTTAGGGCCACGCTTCGTCCTTCTTTCCGGTTTCGGCAGCATTGCGCGTTCTAGTTTGGGATCGGCGGTTGCTGTTTCCTTTGCCGGCTTGCGCCGGGTCTTCTTAATCTTTCCAAATATCATGGTGAATCTCTTCCATCCAGAAGCTCTTTTGGTGCGGCAATATCGCGGCTGTGTTGACATGAATTGTAAATCCAAGCGCCTTTGCTCTTCGGCAGAATAATAAATCCTCACCGATCCATTCGCCGTTTACTGGCCCATCCCAGAACCAGCACCACTCTTTGCCCTGGTTTGGATCTGCAATTTCACGCATCTTCTCGAGAACGCTCCGATGAACAAGCAGGCATCCGGTTCCTGCTGCATCAATTTCAAAGACTGCGTTCTTGTCGTATTTGTAAAGTGGAAGGAAGCCTTTATCTGAATCCTGGAATATTGCAGGGACTGGCTTTGGGTAAGGCTTGCCTGGCACTCCAAATCCTGCAAAGACAAGGCCTGCGACGATCGGGCGGTCTTTGTCATGGGCTGTGTCGATCAAGGCGTCGAATGCCGCAGTCGTGAGCTGTTCATCTGAATCCAACATAAGAAGCCAGTCGCTATTGGTGTTATCCAGAAATTGTTTGACCATGCGGTTGCGTTGCTTTGATAAAAGTCCAGAACCTTTGATTCTTACAAATGGCCCGAGTCGGTTGCTTCTTGATTGTGCAAGTTGAATCAGTCTGTATGCAAATGATCCGTTTACGGATCCCGGATCGCACGAACCGATTGTTACTTTGTGTGCTGTCTTCATTTGTTTCCCCCTGTTTAGAAGTGCAGGACGAGTGACTCGGGGGGTGGGCCACTCGCCCTGCACAATTTAGTGCTTGCCTTCGATTAGAAGGTTGGTGCGCTTAGACCTGTGCCTGAAATGATTGAGGCTGCAAGTGGGTAGCGCTCTGCTGTAAATGCGGCGTATCCGTAAACAACAGACTTGATCTGAAGATTGCCAGCGCCTGTCGCATCAAAGCGAAGTGCGAATGGTGATCCTGGTTGTTCCCAGAGATGAGCTTCGCTTGCTGTTACGCAATAGATTTCATCTTGGTTTGTTGTTGTTCCGTATGTTGTGCCGATGTTTGCATCTGTGATGATTGGAAGTCCGAGCATCTGGTATCCGGAGTTTCCGTATGTTGGTGCTCCGCCGACGCCTACTGCGTTCATCGCGCCATTCGCTGCTGGAACAACAAGCGGACGGTTTGTGCTGTCCACTGCTGCAAGCAAGAAGGCTAGACGACGTGGGTGAACTACCCAGTGTGAAGGTGAAACGAATGCGTTTGTCTGGATCTGCTGAATTGCGTCAGCAAGCTTTGGATAAAGCAATCCGACTGTTGGTGCTGTTGATGTAAATGTAACGGCGTTTCCACCTGAAGCACGAAGGCCCTTGATTGTGCCGGCTGTGCCTGCACCGTTGAGGATCTGTGAGTCAAGTGTTGTATGCCATGACTTGATCAAGTCAGCGATTACAAATGAATCGATGCCTGTTCCGCGCTCTAGTGCCTGGCGAGAAATATCTTGCTGGCCTGCGATTGTACGGACATTGATTGTGAGCAATGTATCGTCAACATCAGTTTCTGATACTGCATCGTTCTGTGTAACTTGAACAGCTGTTGATGAACCTGTTGTCATGCGGCTGATGTTCAGTGTCATACCTGATGGTGGAAGTGCCATCTTGTTTGTCGCTGCATCTGCGAATGGACGTCCTGCGCGTGCTAATGGAGCTGCAAGGTCGACGAGGTATTGTGGAATTACAAGACCTTCGAATTGTGCTGTTCCAACATCGCGGCGTTCAATTGACTCTTCACGCATGTGGCGTGCAAGGCGTTCGTTTGCTGCGTAGTCATTTGAGAATTGCGCATTGAATGCGTCCTTCACGAATGATGCACCTGAGTTTGCTGAGTATGTGCGCTCTTCGCGTGTAACTGTTGCGCCGCCTGTAGTGCGTGGCATTACAACATCTGAAACTGCTGAGCGGATTTCTGATGCTTTTGCATCTGCATCTGCTTGTGCTTTCATCTTTTCAATCTTTGTATCGAGTGAGCGTGATTCTTCTACGAGTGTATCCACTTTTGTGGTTTCCTCTTCTGTTAGGTCAGTGCGGTTCTCTTCTGCTACTGCTTCGAGAACTGCGTCCATCTCTGACTTAACTGCATCACGACGCTCGATCAACTTATCAAGGAAAGACTTTGACATGTGTTGATCTCCTTCTGATTAGGGTTTGGATCAAAGTGGTGTCACTTAATCTCGCGGCGCATGTTGGGTGCGAGAGGCGCTCCGGCTTTGTATCTGCTGATT